GCATGCTTCCCCAGCCGCCCACCGGCGAAGGACCATGTTACCAGTCCGGCTGCTCACGCCACTACTTAATAAAAAGACAGGTTGCCCGCTCCGCTAAGTGCTTGCCCCGTCAACACTTACGCAAGAACATATGGAGAATTTACACCTCCCTTGGACCCAACTTGGACACAACTATGTCAGCCCGCTGGTCATGGCGCCGATGATCTCGGCACTCCGCTGGTCCTCTTTTGGGAGACGATGCGCATAGGTTTTGAGCAAGACTGCGGCGCTGTGGCCTAATCTTCCTGCGACTTCGTGGATGGGCACACCCTTGGCGAGCAGGATGGTGCCGTGGCTGTGGCGCAGGTCGTGCAGGCGGATCGGAAAGCCGAGAGCGACCGCGTGTCGAGTGAATTGCTGGGTCGTTGCGGTCGGGCACCGCAGCCGCGTGAAGTCGAACGGCTGCGTCGGGGACGGGAAGACCAACGCATTCGCCGGTAAACGCACGAGGTCCAAGCTGACCTGCGCGCTGTCTGCCGGCAACCCGGCCATGATCGCAAGATGCTGCCGGTACTCTGCACGTAAGAGCTCGAGCAGCCACGGATCGACCGCGATGATGCGCTTGCCGCGCTCGCTCTTCGGCTCCTTGGTCGTACGGCCCTTCGCCTTGGTTTCCTCGAGCGAGCGACAAACCCTGATGGTCGAGCGGGTGAAATCGATGTCCGCCCAGCGCAAGGCCAGGATTTCGTTGCGGCGCATGCCGGTGAAGGCGGCCACACAAACGATCCCGTAGAGCGATGTGTCCTTGAACCCCCGCACGAGGGCATTGAGCTTGTCTGCATCGATCACGTTCCACGCATCGCTCTCCTTAGCCTTGGGCGTGTCAGCCCGGGCTGCAGGATTGTCGAAGAGACGCTGCTTGCGCACGGCGGCCCGCAGGCAGCCTTTGAGAATTACGTGGACGTGGTGGACGCTGCGCGGGGAGAGCTGCTCGGCCAGGCGACCATAGAGCCGATCGATCTGCGCAACGTCGAGCTCCTGCAATACACACTCGCCCAGGACCGGCAGAACATGAACCTGCAGCAGCGCTGCATAGTGCTCTGCCGTCTTGGCGCTCACGCTGCGCTGACGAAGCTCCAGCCACTCGGCAACCCAGTCGGCGAGCGTCGTGCGGGCTGGCGCCACATGCGTGCCGGTGTCGGCGGTGTTGAGCAGGCGCCGCAGCTCTGCGCGCGCCTCGGTCAGAGAGCCGTGAAAGGTCACCGTGTGCCGCTCGCCGCGCACCCGGTAACGCAGGCGGAATGAGTTCTCTCCTCGCCGGTCTATGCCGCCGTCGCCGTGGTTGCGTCGTTTCATGCTCTTGCTCCCTTGCTCCCTCGTAGGAATTTTTCGACCTTGGCCCAATTCTGCGCCGCGTTGCCCAGCATGGTTCGCGCGCGGCGTTCCTTGGCTGTGGCCCGCGTCCATTTCGGCCATTGGATCAGTGCTTCAATCTCGGCGCGAACCAAGTCCGCAATCACGGTTGGGGAAAGAGCATCCAGCTCCCAACATTCCTCGGTGCCGAACCTCTCGACATAGGCGTCAAACAGCGTGTCGGTCTCTTTGGCAAAATTCGGCGGCGGAGCGTACTGCCGGACCTGACCCATGTTCAGTGCGATGCGGCGGACCTCGATCTCGTCCCTGGAGTAGAGCGCCAGCCGCTCACTGTTGTCGCGGGTCATGTCGATGCCCTTGGGATCGTGATCGGCAAGATGCAGCACGACCGGAATTAGGCCTTGGTCGAGAAACTCGGCGAACCGCTTGCCGGCCTGATATTGAAGGGTCTGTGAGTTGTTGCCGCGGTGGGCGAAGTAGGGCACGCGATACTCAGCGCACACGCCCTCGATCACGCCGAGCAGGGCGTCCTTCTCGATCCAGACCTCAGGCCGATAGTTCTGCCCTGTCCACAAATCCTCGCGGTAGGAGTGTGCGGCAGAGCCGATTATCTTGCCCGGATCAAGCCAATGAGAGTGAGTGTTGACCTCGCGCGTGCGATCTTCGATCGCGTCCCAATCGATCAGGCCGCAATCGCGCGCGTCTCGAACGATTGTACCCAGCCGCTTGTACTGCTGCATGGTATTTTCGAGCAGGGCGCGCGCGACAAACTGATAGAACAACTGCCGCAGGGTCAGCATAAACCCCTGCGACACATACTCTTCAACAATCGTGTTTGCCTGCTCAATCACGGCCGTGGTCTTGGCCTGAAAGTTCTGTGAGCGGAATGCCTCGCACGCCATAGGGATCATTCGGCCTTCGCCCGCTTAACTTTCGCAACGTTCACGTAGCTCACCCAATCTCGGATATTCAGGTCGAGAGCGTGAATGAAGGCATCAACCTGTTTAATTCGCTCGTCACGAGAAAGCGGGAGTACGAGCTCCACAAGTCTCTTGCGCAGACTTTCAGGATCGTTCTCGATGCCGTCTCGTGCCGCACTCAACTCCTCCTGCAACTCATTATTGTGCTGCTGTAGCTCCTCGATGATCGCGCGGGCGCGGCCGTGCTCGGTGGCAGATACGCCTGCCGAGTGCGGCTTGGGCTTCTTCACCCGTGTTGCCGCCGTCCACTTGCGCCAAACGATCGTAGGATTGTTGAGCCGTATCCGCTCCTGATTGGGCAGCCCCGCTCGCCATTCCTCGACCGCCGGGCGCTCCTCCATGAGCTGCAGCAGCTTGGCGCGGTCGGACTTGTCCATGTCATCGACCTTGAAGCGCTTGAGCCATTCGGAGAAGTTCATCACGAAGCCCTTGCCCTCGGGCCTGTTGGTGCCGGCTATGCGCATGGCCCATTGGCGACCGGCGAGCAGCCCTTCGCCGATCGTCATCCACTCGCCCCACATGCGCGATTGCGATTTCTTGATCCTGCCCCAGGCCATCCTCATCGCGTGACCGATATTCTCCAAGCTCTCCTGATCGCTCATAGCTGGGTATCCCTCATGCTGGAATAACGGTGTTTGCTGGGTATTGATGGACTATAGGTGGGTAGTACCCACCCATAAATTATTATATGTAACCAGTCAAGCCATTTTTGGGTAGGTAGTACCCACCTATGTCCGCTGGCGAAATTCGGCGTAGGCCGCATCTTCGTCACTCCCCCTTCGGCTTGCGCAGCCGAGAGCGCGATGACGGCGGCAGTGGCCGCGTTCCTTCCATGAGTGGCTGTAGCAGCGCCCACCAATGCGCATCGTCCTTGTGGAGCCGCTCGTAGATGCCGCGCTGCTCATCGCCGGTCAGCGGTCGATCAAATGAAACAATCGCTTCCAGCGCGATGCCCATGCCCTCGATGTCATCCAGAGCCACAGGCCGGTTCGGCGGCAGCGTAGCCGGATCGAGCACCGGATCACCCTTTGGCCGCCAGCGCGCCAACAAGGACACGACCGCCTGCTGAAAGACCTTGGCCGCACCGGGGTGTTCGTGCCACGCGTGACCGGTTTGGGGTTTCGTGAGAAAGGCTAAGCGCCCGATCAGCAACAGGAGCAGATGCGTTTGGGGATCGAACTGCTCCCAACCGAAGCTCTGCTCAATGCGCTCGCGGATTTCCAGCCCGAGGCTGTGACCGTGCTCGGCGGCAGAACGCTCGAGCCGGTCGCGCAGATCGGAGGGGAGCGCGACCTTCAGCGGCTTCATGTTCATGTGCACTTCCCTTACCGGGGCCCTTATAGGGGTCGTTACTTCGTTGACACGGGGCATGTCAGGGCGTAACAGTCGAATATTACATGGGCCGGAGTGATAGTCAAACTGGATGATACGCGACGGCACGAATACCTACGGGAGGCCCCGATGTCCCCCACTTCCACAGGCCTGAGCAAGGCTGAGCGGCGGGCTCTGTCCACAGCCACAAGCAGTCCAAGCCGACCAATCTTGCCCGCTAAGTACGATGACAGGCTGACGTTCACCCTGCCCGAGACCGCAAAACTACTGCGCGTAGCAAGGGGCTCGATCTACCGAGCAGCCCTCAACAACGAGATCGCCACCATCACGTTGGGGAGAAGAAAATTGGTGCCGCGGCGCGTGGTCGAGGACCTGCTGACTGCCGGCAATTCAGCCTAAGGGCCGCGCCATGAGCGACCTACTGGGCAGCGAGCCATCCCTGCGCGTTCAGCTCGACCGCAGCATTGATCAGCGCACGCACTGCTGTGGCAGCAGCATCGCCACCATCCACATCGGCCGCGGGCCGCATGCAGCCGAGCTCAAGTGCAGCGACTGCGGTGCTCATCGCGGGTGGCTGCCGCAAGAGGCCCACGCGTTCATCAAGAAGACGGCCGAGCGCTTCGGTGCGCCAACCGAGCCAATCGTCCTACGCGACAGTAGCATCGGAGATCACATCATGGAAAAGAAGAAGTTTGACAACTGCGGCATTCTTTTTCGGGCAAGCGACGACAAACAAAAAGAAACGGATCGCGATTATCGCGGCGAAATCACCGTCAACGGTGTCGAGTATTGGCTGTCCGCCTGGATCAAGCAGGGGAAGAAGGTGAAGTTCATGTCGTTGGCAGTAAAGCCGAAGAATGCGCCTCCTGCTGATAAAAGCAAGCCGCTCGCGGAAGATATTGGTGACGAAATTCCATTCTGAAGTGTGCAGGTCCGCGATGACCGATCAAGCCAATGTTGTGCCATTCGGCAAATACAAGGGTCGGCTTATTGAGGAACTGCTGACCGCCGATCCGGCCTATCTGCAATGGCTCGTCTCGCAGGATTGGTTCCGCACCAAGTTCGTCGCGTTGCATCAGATCATCATCAGCCGCGGCGCAGAACCGGAGGAAACGCCCGAGCACAACGCGCTGCAAGTGCTCTTTCTGGACGACGGATTTTGCCGGAGGGTTGTCAGGCATCTCGAGCCGGATTGGAAAGTGTTGAACATTCGGAAATCATTCGAGGTCACGGGCGCCGATGTCGAACTAACAATATCGATTTCCATCCCTTACGTTCCGGATGGAGAGTGTCAGCGCAGAATTCGGATTGAGATCAAACCTACTGTTGGCGACGATTACCCGGCCGTGCTGCGGCAAATGCGGCGCGCCGAAACCAAGGTGCTGTTTCTCGAGCAGTACACCGGCAAGGGCGCCACCCGCGAGCAGTTTATCCAGACATTCAAGACCGCCAATATCGCGGTTGTCTTCCGCGATGAGGTAGCAGGCTCGTGACCGCAACGCCGCTCGACATCGCGCTCAACTATATCCAGCGCGGCTGGAATCCGGTCCCAATCCCGCTGCGCGCCAAAAAACCAGACGGCAACCGCTGGCAACAACGCGTCATTACCGCGGCTACGGCCCCGCGATACTTCAATGGCGGGCCGAAGAATATCGGGGTCATGCAGGGGCTTTCATCCGGCGGCCTCAACGACGTTGATCTCGACTGCCCCGAGGCCATTGCTATAGCGCCCTACGTTCTGCCCAGAACCGATGCTGTCTTTGGTCGCGCTTCCAAACACCAATCGCATTACCTCTATCGGACTGACCTAGCGAATAAGCTGCAGAGTGCCACCGAGCAGTTCAAAGATCCGGCCTTGGCCAAATCCCGGGAGGCGGCCGTTAAGGAAAGGGCCATGATCGTCGAGCTGCGCACCGGCCGATGAAGGTGCGCACATAGAGCGGCACCATCTTGGTGTGGCCCATCGGGCGCACCATGGCGGGGTTCTCGGTCAGCAGCCGCACGCGACGACTTCTTATTCAACGGCAAACGCTCCGGTCCGGGTCGCGGTCGAGGCCAACGGCATGCCGCACGCGCTCGAGGTGACCACCGAGGCGGTGCGCGTCCTGGCGCACGAGATTTGCAACCCAATCAAAAGGATCAAACAGAACGAAATCCCGGTCGCACTAAAGACCGACATTGCCAACCTCTACCTGCATGGCCTCGAGGGGCGCTGGGGCCTAAAGCCATTCCAGGGCATCACCAGCCACGGCACGGCGCCTTTTTGCACCGTCCGCAGCATGTCTTTGAGCTCGTATAGAAAAGCACAGGATGGGGTTGCAGGTCCTCCTGCAATGACGATCTCTTGCTGCTCTTTCGACATTGCACCAAACCGCCGATCGTATGCCCGCATGTTCTCGCCGGGCTGTCGCCCGAGCGGACCGAGCGCTGCATCGGCAGCCCTTTCTGCTCGGCGCCACTCACGGATTGTTGCTTTCAACTCGCCGATCGCGGCCGCGATCTCGTCGGCTGTTGCATATTCCGACAAGTGACACGTCGCTGGGTGCGGATTTTCCATGTCGATGTAAACGGTACGCCGGCGTTTTGCCCATTCTTCGCGCGATGGCCAATTGTGCTGTGTCATTTCATTCTGGTCCTGTGACGCGGTATTTGTGGGTGGGGCGTGCCTTGAGCGCGTCGAGGGTGATCTTCGAGAGCAGATACCCACCGACGCGCGTGCTGGAATATCGGGTCAGGAACTTGGCGACCCGCTGCCTGCTGAACCGCAGGCTGCCGTCCTCATTGAGGCTGGCATTTTCGTCGATTAGCTCGACGACTTGCGGATTGAGTTCGCTGGCTTTGAGCTCGGCGCTTTTGTGTAGGTTCCACCAGACCTCGAATATATCGGTGAGCGCGCGGCGTCTGGGGTCGTTGGCCTTGATGTCCTTGAGGCGATCGACGGGGTCCTTCATGCCGAGCGCAAGCAGGGGATCGCGGACCCACTGGCACCATACCTCGTAGCTGCCGAGGGCCCGGCCGGCGGTGAGAGCGCCTGGGTTCTGGCGGCCCCAGCGCCAAATGATAAGGGCATCCGACAGCAGGCTGGGGCGCTGGGCGAAGATGTTCTCGAGAAACCCCGGCCGGAATTTCCGCTCTTCGGGGTTCTCCATCTGAGCGTCGAGGTGACAGGCAAGAATGCGCCGCGCCATGTCCTCGGCGACTTGCAGGCCATTGCCGGTGATGCCGGCCGGCGATGCTCTAGCTCCTCGTCCCAAGCGGCATCATCGACTGGGGTTGCCTCCACCTTTTTGTGCCAAGCATGGTCGGCCTGCTCTTTGGCCGATTGGTAGCGCGCCATTATTGTGCCGAGAACAGGGGGCGGTGCATTACCAAGCCAGCGATGTGATAATTACTTCGCTCACCCCGAAAGGCGCATCCGCTGACGCTTCGCTCGTGCATGTCGTGCATGTCGAGCATGACTTTCAGCCCCGTCACATAACACCATATTCCATTTTCATTCCCCATCCGATTGAAATGAAAATTAGGGATCGCGCGCGTCGCTGAAACACATGTCTGACATGTTCGACATGTACGCACATGCAACAAGACGCCAAGCGTTTACATTGGAAGGCGCCGAAACTGCCTGCGCTAGCCTCACCCATTGAGTAAAACGTCCCACTCCCTCCCCAATTCTACTCCTTGTCTTTCGGCTGTGTAGATATCCGACCTTCACTCATCTTTTTCGTGCGTTGCCGAGAGCTATACCCGCGATCTTTGCGCCTGCCTTGGGTCCAGCATTTGGGTCCAACTACGGCTAACTGATTGATGGTGCAGGTCTGAGCACCTAATCGCGGAATGTGTGAGGCCCCTCGCGGCGTCAGGCGGTGAGGCATATGCATCTGCCTCGGGCGCGGATGGAATGAGGGTGTTTTGGCCGCAACCCGTTGACTTGGCTCAAGAAAAGACCCAGGCGGGTGCCGCAGGCCCATCGGCTCGCGAGCTCGACTGATAGATCGACCTGTTGCCGCACATTGCAGCGCATCACCGAGGCCAGGATGTCCGACTTCAGCTCCTTGCTGTTGAAGTTGTCGAGGAACGCGGCGGGGTGGGCTTCGATCAGCGCGGCGGTGAGGCGCTTGTCGAACTCGCCTGCATCATGGCCGCTGGTGAATGCCGCCGGCCGCACCCCGCTGGCGATGACGCAGATCGCCTTCACGAGCTGACCCTTGCCGGTACCGGCGCCGCTGATCGACGGTGCATCGCAGAGAAACCCGGGCGCGAGCTCGAGCGACTGCCGGCACACCCCGGTGAGCAGCGCAGCAATAAAGGTGCTCTCATCGAGTTCGGCCGGCTTGGATAAATCGATCACCGGAACTCCGAGGATAGGATCGGTCAGACGTTCACTGTCGGCAAAGGGAAAGGTTCGGAAGGTAAATCGCAGCCGCTCGAGCGCGGCCTTTGCCTCTCGTCCGCTTGGCTGTTCGGGAATGTCGAGGGCGGGAATGTTGTGACACCACAGTCCGGAGGTCGCGTCATAGCCGCTTGTGTAGCGGATGCTGCCGTGGTCGCTCAGGATCGGCGCGGTGTATGAGTCCGGCGAGCTCCTTCGCGGCCTGCCGTGGGATCACTGTCGTTAATGACAAGATTGGGCAGGCCGTTCTCGGTTTTGAAGCCGCGATAGCCGAGCCACTCGGTGATGCAGTCGATGACGGATGCATCGAGCAGCTTGAGCAGGGTGGGCAAACCGTAGGTGTTCTGGCCGCTATTATGGGCTTCGGCTGCATCCTTGGCGGCACGCCCCCGATCCCGCCATTCCGGATCGCCGGCGGTGCGGGTGATCAGCTCGGCGGTCTCTTTGATCGCTGTGACGGTCTCGCCGGTGCGGCCCAAGAAGCCACCGAGCGCGAGCGCGCAGTCGTGCCTGCTGCCTGGCACCCGCGGCCAGTAGCGCACGAGCAACGAATAGGCAGCGATCTTGCGCACGCGACCGAATAGGTCATCTCCGTCGACGACCGCCGGCTCGCCGTTGGTGTCCCATTCGATGGCCTCGCCGCTCTCGTGAACGGAGTGCGATGGCGGCTACGCGAAGCTGCCGCTGGCGGAGCGGCGGGAGACTGTTACAAAGTTAACAGCACAGGGCCGGTCGACGCGCGAAGTGGGCGCCATCCTTGGTATTTCCAATGCCCAAGTGTTGCGCGACGTTACAAATGTAACGGCCGAGCGGCAGGCGGCGACGACGGCGCGGATTGCGGTGCTCGGCTGTGCGTGGGAGGGCGGCGAGTTGACTCTACGGAGGGCGCTGATTCGGAAATCGTGTTGGCGGGTACCTGGGAGCCTACGGGAGACAAATCGCGCGTACGCGGCTCGTAGGGCTGCTGCGGCTGTTTACCGGGCTGGTTACGTTTTGTTGCGACGCTGCGCGCTGATGTGAGAGTTGTGTGACCGGAACGGTTATATGTGACCTGAATTTGGAGTGTTTGTTCGGGGGCTGTTCGTTGTTTGGGGGCGAGGGGTTCTGGGAGCGGGCGGGGATTTGTGACGGGATTGGTTACTTCGTTCGCATTGTGGGTGTGGATGTTTGGTTTGCGTTCGTGGGATGTTTGCGGGGGTGTGGTCTGGCCTGCGGTGGGCGAGCTGGGCGGCGCGGCGCTGTGATCCCTGCTTTGGCAAAGGTATACCGGGTATACCTTTTGCACCCACAGGTCGTCCTGTCGCCTTGAGTTCCCGCTTGAGCAGCGCGGTGTCGCGCTCGTGGTCGGCGACGGCGTCGCGGTGGAGGCGGTCGAGGGTGTAGGCGAGCGAGGTGCCATGCTTGGGGTTAATACTGATATTATCAGTATTATGCCCCGGCTTGCCGACGGGTGCGGTGGTTGCGGCGCGCCACTTGCGCAGGACGTCGGGCTGCTCGCGCGCTGCGGCGCAGGAGGTAGGCGGCCTGGGTGCTGCCCTGGTTTAACTTCATGCTCACAGCATGAAGTATGTCCGTCCTTGTGCCCTGGCTGCGGTGCTCGGCCTGGGCGCGATCGGGCCTGTCGCGCTTGAGGCGCTTGAGGGTGTAGAGGGCGGAGTTGCCGCGAGTAGAGGTTACATTGTCACCTCTATCTGCTCGTTCCTCCTTGGTTGCCCCTCGATGTTCGCGCTCCGGCTCCATGGCCTGCAGGATGAGGTTGCGGACATCGGGGCGTTTTCTCACTTTGGGAGACATCCGAAACTGACGAAATCTCAGGTGTGGGCGGCTGGGGGTCATTTTCCGGGATCGGACGTAGCTCGGGGGTTAGTATCGTCACGTGACGAAACCTCTCTTGCATTTCATCACGCCAGATATGCTGCCAGGAGTTGCGCTGGGTCTCGCTTAGGATGATGCGGGCGAGCGGAATGCTCTTCGCCATGCTGATGATCGAGGTTGCGGCGGTGCCCCGGCGGGTGATCGAGGGGCTGCTGAAGGGGGGGTCAGGGACAATTGTCCCTGACCCTATCAAAAGAGCTTTTGGAAACAAGCATGACTTGGATACGGCAATCGGTAAACTGAAGAAACGGATTACTGATCCTGGCGCGACCGTACCGATCGGCCACAACACGATCCGCGCCTATCTCGGTGACGGCAAGCCGGATCGTGCGTCCCGCGGCGAGCGGCAGCGCACCCGGATTGCCAAATCAGCCGTGCCGGTTGTAGACGTGCGGCATGCGGGAGTTGGCTACGATCCACAGTTACGAAGATTTGCAGCAAGCGCTGCGCCGGCGTGCGGACCAACTTGGCGTGAGCAATGACACTTTGGATGAGGTTTGTGGCTTTTGCGATCGCTATAGCTCGAAGCTGCTTGGGCTTCATCCGAATAGGATTTTAGGGCGCATCAGCTTTGCGGCGTTGCTCGGCGGCTTGGCCGTGAAACTGATTTTGGTCCACGATCCAGAGCAGCTCCGGCGTGTGCGGGCGCGGTTAGAGCCGAGGAAGCACAACGGGAAGCACCGGCAGCAGATTGAGCCGGCGGGCGGGCAGCAGGCGCCGCCAGTGCGTTGATCATTCTCAATACATCTCCATGATCTCCGGCAAATTCGGAGATCGTTCATGGCAAAGCAGCAGATTTCGGTGCCGCTCAACGAGAAGCAGGCGGCATTTGTGCAGCAGCGTGCGGATGCCGAGGACCGATCGCGTGCGAGTGTGATCCGGCAGTGTGTGGAGAAGGAGCGGGTGGCAGGTCAGGCTGAGCCGCGGCAGTCGGCAGCGTAGGAAGGTGTGGCATGTCTTTTGATTTGCTCGAGGTACACCGGTTGAAGGCCGCGGGCGGCGCGGTGTGGGACGAGTATCAGCGGCTTGTCGCCGAGTGCGACGCGAGCGCCTACGATAGCCTGGCGCACCGGGCGCTGGGCGAGTTTCAGAAGGCCTGGGAGACGGATCCGCAGGCGGTCATTGCGGCGGCTAAGGCAACGGCAAAGCATGCCGTGCGCGCGAAAGGAGCGTAGCAAATGTTTGCTGGAACTACGGTAGCGGTGCCGACGGCCTCTGATCTTTCGGCACTCGGCGGCTTGATCGAGTTGTTGCGCAACCCGAAGCAGGCCTCGGAGGCGGTTGGAAAGCTCACTGAGGCCGCGAACAAGAACGAAGCAGCACTCGCGTCGCTGCGGCAGGAGCGGGCTGAATGGGACGCGGCGCAGGTGCGGGCCAAGGAGGAGATTACGCGCGAGCGTGCGGAGCACACGGCTTTGCTGGATCGCGAGCGGGCCATGTGGAACGCGGAACGCGCACAGCGGCTGGCCGAGATTGAGGGCTGGGAGAAGCAGGCCAAGGAATTGCTGGCGAAGGCCGAGAAGGACGGCAAGGCGGCTGCGCAGACGCGCCGCGATCTTGAGCAGCGGCTCGCGAAGCTGCACGAATTGGCGGTGTGAGGATGAGCACGCCGCCGCTGGTCATCGAGCGCTTTCTCGATCGGGTTGCCAACGCGCTGACGTCGCAGGAGCGGCGGAAGTTGATGCCGGGCATCCGCAGCGGGTTCGATGAGCTATGGGAAAGCGGCGACGAGGATCCGCGCGCGCAGAATTACTGCGATCAGCTGCTAATGCTTGCCAAGGCCACCGGGGGTGAATTTCCGGCGCTGTTTGCGGAAGCGGCACGGTTGGTTGAGACACTCGATCGATGCCGGGAGTGGAGGATTTGATGGTCTTCAAAACGGGCAATAAAGGTCACGATGACGCGTTGGTTTTAGCCGAGCAAACCCGCCAGGCGGCGAATGTGCCCGGTGCGACTGCGGCGCAGTTGAAGGCCGCCGACGTCGCCTACGCGCGCGCGGCAAGGACGTCTTGTGTAGCAAACAACGGTTCTTCTGGCGTTGAGCAATTCACCGTCATGCTGCGCGAGTTGGGTACTGGTGGTGGATAACGAGATCGGGCTGCCACGCTGTAATCTCCGGCGTTGGCGGCTTGATGGCGGCAAGGCGGACAAGGCGAGGAAGGTGTGAAGCGACGTAGCCTTGCTTAATCCCGTGAATAGAGCCGGCGCTCGCCTCCGGCTTTTTTCTTCTGACAGAGGCGTGACATGGCCGCACCCGCCCGCAAGCAAACATCGCCGGAGAGGCTTGCGGCCGCGCAGGCTGCGATCGAGGAGGCAAATCGCAAGCTCGCTGAATTAGATCGGCAGCGCAACGCCGCGTTGCTCCGGGACGACAACGTCGTTGCAATTGAGCTCGGCGTTGAGATAGCCAACCTCAAGCTCGCGGCTAGGGCGCACGAAGACAAAATCAAATTGCTGCGCGAGCAGGCCGCCGAGGAGGAGCGCTCGCGTCGGGCCAAGGAACGCGAGGCAGAGATCGGAAAGATCGAGGCCAAGCTCGATCAACGCGATCAGGCGATGCAGGAGGTTGTCGCGGCGATCAAACAATTGGCTGTCGCATCGGAGCGGGCAACCAAGCTAGGTCGTGAGATTGTCGCTGCGTGGGCATGGCAACCGCACGATTTGCCAGCCGCACTGCTCTCCCCGCCGTCAGTTCTGACCGCAATCTCGCACGAGAGCTATCGTGTCAGCTATCACGCGAGGCGCTACGGCGGCATGGACACCGATCCATTGGCCGGCCACATGCTGCCTGGCTCGCGTTGTCCGCGTGTTGAATGGCTGGAGCAGCCTGAGCGCACGCGTCCCATGGTCGACGTGGTGCGCGACGCGAGCGAGTTTGCGAAGCGGTTCCTGCGCACCGGCAAGTCGAGCAGCGCTGTAGAGGTTGTTGCCGTGCCCTTGCTTACCATGAATGGCGGTGAGCGTTCCGACGCCGAGCAGCGGCTCGCCTCTTTGTTGAAGAAGCAGGCCGAGCTCGAAGGGGACTTGAGCCTGCAAGGCGAGCGGGAATACCAGCGCGTAGTTGCCGCGATCGCTGCGGTGCAAACTGAAATCGACGCGGCCCGTAAGATGGAGACGCAAAATGGCTGAAGCCTCGAATGATCCGGTCGACCCCGACATCCATTCGCTTAGTTCCTCCGAGGCTGGCGACGTGCTTGCCGCGCGGGCTGCAGACTTTCGTCCCGCCCCGGCGCCGCTCACGCCGAACACGGCCAACGAAGCGCGCCAGCGGGTGGCGGAATTGTCAGCCGATCCTGCATTTCTGAAAGCTTATTTCGCGGGCGACGTTGAAGCGCGAAAGCAGATGGATGCGCTCAATGCGGTGATCGCCGGCGCCACTGATGCTGATGTTCTCAGCGGCGGCCAAGATGCAGCGCTCGTGGAGGTGACTACGGGTCCGGAGGGCTTGCGTCGAAAAGACGTTTTGAGCGCAGCGGCGGACCTTCGTGCCTTATGGCAGGACAGCGATAATTGCGAGGCCGCGATCGCCGAGGTGCTCAATCCTGATGTGCAGCTGGATCCTGAATTTGTGGATGGAATAAAGAGTTGGAAAGCGGAGCTCTTGAGTGATCCGGAATTTATCGCGAAGTGGTTTAATGGCGATCGGTTGTCCACTGCGCGTATGCGGCTTTGTGATACGGTGATCGCGCTCAGCATGCCATGAGCACGCATTCGGACAGCATTGATCGGTTTGTGGATGAGGTGCGTCGCGATCCGCAATTCGCGGAGTTCGCCGATCAGTTTCATACGCATCTGACCGACATTGATCGCCTGGGCGACGACAGCCCGGATCACGCCGAGTTTCTGGACGGCTTGAAGTGGATCTGGGAGCAACCACGCCCCGTGGGCGAGCGGTTGGGAAAAATGATCAAGTTCACGGGGCTTGAGGGCAATCCTGTGGTCTGCGATTTGCCGGAGTTCACGGGATGGCGATAGCCGCACGCCGCAAAGAAGAGTGGGGCGAGCTCGGCCCGGCCATGAGGGCGTTGCCGAATAATCGTTGGCGGGCTTACGTCGAGTTTTACCTACTGGAGACCTACACGAACAGCAACAAGGACAATTACGGTGCGCAGGCAGCAGCGGCTCGCAAGGCCGGCTTTGGAACACCAAAGACGACGCCGCGCTCGATGGCACACATCGCGTGGCGTTTAATGCGAGATGAGCGAATGATCGCCGCTGTGGCGGAGGAGACCAGAAAATACGTGCGCGCGCTCGCGCCGGAAGCGGCTAAGGCGGTACACAACGGCGTGCGCGATCCTAGCCACAAAGATCATGCGCGATTTGTCGCCATGACACTCGATCGTGCTGATCCGATCGAGAGCCGACAGCAAATTGAGGTTACGCACAAGATTATTGATCCTGATACTGAGGCATTGGAGGAGCTGAAGGCGCTGCGTGCGCTCCATACCCCGCACGCGAAGATGCTCGAGGTCTTCGGTGTGAATGGCCTCGATCGGTTGCTTGCACTTGAGGCTGCGGACGGGGCGCGGCGTGCTGATGTGGCCAAGGTGATCGAAGGTACGATCGAGGCGCAGGTGGATGTCCGATGATGTTCCCGATCCTGTCCGCCTCCTGAAGGTCGCCAGGCAGGCGCTCTCCTCGGCTGAATTCCGTCGGAAATATCATGCCTCGGATTTCTGGGGGCCGAATGAATTCTATGAGCCGCAGATGCGCTTTTTCGCCGAGGGGACGAGGCATCATCAGCGATTGATCCGCGGCGGCAATCAGACCGGCAAAACCTTGGCCTGCGCGTTCGAGATGGCATTTCATCTTACCGGGGCCTATCCAAAATGGTGGAAGGGCAAACGGTTTGCGGGACCGGTCCGCGGCTGGGTCATTGGCCCCACGACACAACTGACGCGCGACGGCCCGCAACGGCAACTGTGCTCGCGGCAGGGCGAATGGGGCACCGGCACAATCGCGTTAACAGCGTTTGCGGGGCGGCCGATCATGGTGCCGGGCGGTACCGGCTGCGTCGACACCCTGAGCGTGAGCCACGAGACGAACGGCGTCCGTGATGGCATCAGCACATGCACGTTTAAATCTTTCGAACAGCGCTCCGAGAAGATGCAGGCCGAGAGCGTGCATGCCATCTGGGTGGATGAGCGCTGCAGCGAGGAAATCTACAGCGAGCTCCTGGCGCGCACGACCGCCACGGACGGGATCGTGTTCCTGAGCTACACGCCGCTCAAGGGCGGCGGCGAGCTCACCTACAGGTTTCTCAATGAATACTCTCCCGATCGCAGCGACACGCGGATTGAGGCAAAGCACGCCAAGCACATAAGCCCGGCCCGCCATGCGGAGCTCGAGGAGAGCTATCTGCCGCACGAGCGCGAGGCGCGCATTCACGGCATTCCACAGCTCGGCATCGCGCGCGTGTTCCCGTTCCCGATCGAGACGCTGCTCAAGGACTTCGATCCTGAGCGCGACATCAAGTCATGGGCGCGCCGGATTGTTGGCCTCGATTTTGGCTTGGCCATCCCTTTGCTGCGGCCTTGTGCGCCTGGACGCACGACCTCGAGGAGTTCTACGTGATTGATGGCTTCAAGATGGAGCGCACCGAGGCGCTCTATCACGTCAAGCGCATCGCCAGCATGTGCCGAGGGGTGAGGGTTCCATGCGCGTGGCCGCATGATGGATTGACGCACGAGCGCGGCTCGGGCCTGGCGCTGGCCGACGTGTACCGCCGCTGCGGTGCCCCGATGCTCGGGCGGTTCGCGCACAATCACGGTAGCGATCACAATCATCTGGAGCCCGCGATCGAGGAGATGATCGGCTACATGAGGCGCGGCTGCTTCATGATTGCCTCGCACATGAGCGAGCTCGCAGAGGAGATCCTCAACTACCATCGTGACGAGGATTACAAGATCGTCCGCCTGCGCGACGATCTGATCTCGGCCGTGCGCTATGCCTTCATGATGCGGCGCAGCGGCAAGCCGCTCGAGGCTTGCGACGACTACGGCCGCGCTCCCGGCGTTGATACGGCCGACGTGTACGATCCGCGTCCGCGTCGCGATCGCAGCCGTGAGCCGGCAGTGGCCAAGGGCATGGACTTTAATTATTTCAGCACGAGTGGCGACTACTGACCCGCGTTTAGTCGCTTACGCAATTCTTTACCGGTCCTGAAAAACGGTAGTGCCCTCGCAGAGACGAACACGGCAGCGCCTGTTCGAGGATTGCGTCCGTTGCGTGCCTCGCGCCGC